TTTTTCCAGGACTCCAATAATCTTCAAGTATTATCATATCGGCATCTTCAATTCTATTGGAATATCCTGATTTAAATACTCTAATTTTAAGAGGATTAATCTTTTCAAGTACAGGTTCTCCACCTACTATATCTACTTGATATATTTCTTCTCCTACAGTTAAAGCATCATTAAATCCTTGTTTAAATATGAAAGGAATATTTAACTCTTTTACATAATGATTAAGTAAAGAATTAGCTCTTACTTCTCTCATATCTTGCCAATCATAAGAATAATAATCATTAATCTTATTTAATGCTTGTTCTGATTCTTCTTGAGATTGTTGTTGATTAGACACCCATTCCTGCATCTTTTGCAAGACTTCTTTTTTCTTATTTTCTTCTATTTCAGATATAGCATTTGGATTAGTAATTACAACAGTATAATCAAAGACCCTACTACTTTCTTCTCCTTTAAGGAGATTAAGTTTAGGGTTCATTATAGGATAATGTTGAATTCTATCTGGTACAAATCCTGCTTTAATATTTTCTGGATTAAGAATTAGTTCTAAGTCCTTCATGTGCAATTTTCCATTCAGCAGGTCATAGTTTATTTTTTTATGTATAACAGATTTTCTAACTAGACTATAATTAAAAAAAGTTTTACTGTCGGCAAAATCCAAGTGCTTTTTTCTCCAAGCTTTATTCTTTCTACTGAAAGGTATTTGTTGTGGAGGTAAACTCACTGTTTCTTTTTCCATAAAATATTTCTGTATTTGATGCAAAATTAATAAATATTTTTGAATTATACAATACTATAAATAAAATAATTATATAGAATAATTAAATTAATTACCTATAATATATTTAGACATCCTATTATCGTAGTTATTCTTAAAATAATCATCATTTCCTAGGTAATCACTACTTATAGTTTCTCTAGATTCTGTATTCAAATTACTACCATATAGTATTACTTTTTCTTGTCTATATAACATTACCATTCCTAAAGCTCTAATTCTATCTACATTTATTTCAGGAGTAAAAGCTATAAGCTCTTCTATTAAAGCTCTATTCTTTAATTTATATAATTTTGCTATTTCTACTTCTTTTTCTTCGCCATCTTCTTTTACTATACTATTTATAGGCTCCAGTAGCCAATCTCTAATTAATTGATTAGCATAATTATTAATAGCAGCTGTTGCATTAACTCCATAAGCATTTGAGCCAAAATTACTATACTTAACTAGTTGCTTATCTCTTAAATACTGCGGAGTTTTAGCTAATAAATGAGTACTTTTCATTTTACTGAAATAAGCATATAATCCTTTTTTATTACTTTCATAAAGACACCTGGCATTATAAAATATACATAATAATCTCACTATTTCAAAATTATCTTCTGCAAAAGGCTGTCTTCCTGTATATTCAGCTACTATTTGATCCGTAAATAAATCAAATACAAAAGTTGATGATAATGAAGAAGATTCGGCTTGGTCATTATCTACAGGGTCATGACCTATTATATATCTATCTTCATATACTTTATTATTTTTATCTTTTTCAGGCATACTAAATATCTCTAATGCTCCTTGTGTGGAATTATCTACTCCATATTTTCTAATAGGAGTATCAGAAGTTATTTTATATTCTACTTCTCCATTTCTATTTAATACTAAATTACCTATATAAACATCATCATATATATTAGGATTACTATCTAATTGAGCCAATCTTTCAGTTAAAGCAACTGTAGGAAAATAAGCAGCTTTTACCTTAATAATAGCTTCAGCAGGGGTTATAGGATCTTCTGCAATAGCTCTAAGTACAGATTTAGGATCTGTAGAATTATATTTAACTTTATATCTAAATTTAAGTATTTCTAGTAAAGCTTTTATAACATCTGATACCCCATCTTTATTATAACATCCAGCTCTATTTACATAAGAAGGAAAAAAGAATCCGAAATTAGGTCTACCTTGTTGAGGTTTATCAAATACATTTTTAATAGATAATATATTATAACCTTCTGGACTATACAATAATGTTTTAGCTGAACTAAAATCAGACTCATCTTCAGCAGCAGTTCCTACAAGATACATTACAGCAAAAGTATATTCACCATCTTCTACTGATTTTCTGGTAATATCATAAAGAGAAAGCAGTCCTTTAAAAGAACCCATCTCTTCAAATAAAATCCAACCACGCTTACCTCTTAATTTCTCTGAATCATCTTTAGCAGATACAGCCATTACTTGATTTAAAGAGCCTTTCTCAATTCCTCTTTCATCTTTATAACCCATTTGCCAAGTCATTTCATTTGGAGAATTCTTTAATAGTAAATGAGGGAAAGGAGTATTTTCAAATATAAAATTTATTTCAGGTTTAAATTTTGATAATGTACCATCTTTAGAATCACTAAGATATTCTTTTTGATAAGCAGTTAGTACAGTAATTACTCTTCTTCTAGATTCTTCAGACTCTCCTAAAATTAAATTGTGTGACATTATGGCAGCTAATGAATAAGACTTAGCACAGTTATGTGTTTGAATATATTCTCCTATAAGATAGGAACTATCTGGAGCATCCACAGTGACACATTTACACCTTTGCTTTCCTATATATTCAATATTAGTAATACAAGTTTTTAATTCTCTGGAGTTATGTTTCTCTTCATTTATTTTATTTCTTTTTCTTTCAAGATTAAATAATTCTTTTCCTCCATAAATACTAACTTCATAAGTATCTAAACATTGAATATAAACACCCTCTTTTCTATATCCTGATTTTCTTACGGTATAATTACTATTATACCCAAGACTTCTAGCTATTTCCATAACATCAAAAGCAAGTTTTTTTGATGCTGTATTAAGTACTGGTATGTTGCCATGTATAGTTCCATCAGTATCTAATAATCCTTTTAATATCTCTAGTCTTATCTCTCTACTATTATATTTATATAAGTCAGGTATAAATTTATCTTTTGATTTACTCATCCATAATCCACAATCATATAAATATTGTATATTACATTTTATAGCATAAGAATATTCATTATTTCCTATTTTATATATTTTATAGGGTATTTTATTTATATAATTATCTATATCATTTTTTGCAGATGTAAATATAATTTGATTTTTATAATTAGGATTTCTGAAAGTTCCATCACCTAATACAATTCCTAAAGTATAAGCATCAATAGGTATCTCTTTAAAACTATATTCTACTCCTTTATTTTTTGGTATAAAATAAACATAAGCTTTTCCTGAAGGGATTCTCCAAGAAGGAATTCTTTTATTAATATAATGTTTATATAAATACTCAGTATTTACAGTCATTATTTTTTTTGAATTAGCCCTGATAATATTCCATAAATGATCATCAGAAGCATATACTTCTCTTCCATCTCTAAGAGTTATTTTATATACATCAGCTACATCATTAAAAGGAATATCAGTAACTGTAGTTATATTATTATTAGTACCAAATAATTTATCTCCTATTTTAATATCCCCCCATTGTTTAATTCCTTCTGGAGTATAAACTTTTTGAGTATAAGGATGAGCACCTCTTTTAGCCAATTCTATAGCATGTTTACCTTCTTCTCTTGCTTTATATAAATAATGAAATCTCCAATAAATACCTTCAAAAAAGAAAGGAAATGATTCTTTTCTTATAGCCTTTTTAGAACCAGAAGTTATAATATTAACCATCATAGGACTATAATTTAAGAACCAATAACAATACCCTGTTACCCATTCTCCATCTTCCTCTCTTACATAGCCATTTAAGCATCTTCTTATTTCTTCATCCCAATGTTTCCTGTACTCAGAATTAGGATTACTATTAGGTTTAAGAAATGTATAACAATTATATTTTAAATAATGAAGAGCTGCTGGTCTAAAATAATCCATATTTTCTGTAATATGAGGGTTTTCCAAATCAACTATAATTCTACCTTTATTATCTCTGGGCAAATCTTTAGCTCTTTTTCTATTAGGAGAAATCAAATTTTTAACAAAAGGAATAGTAGTAATAGCTTCTTCAAATTGTTCTCTTATTTCAGGTTCTAATGAACTTAATAATTCATCTGTTATAGGAGTTTGAAATTCATTTACTTCTATCATAGTTCTCCTTTTATTATTTTATCAAATAGTTGTGAATTTAAAAACTCTAATATTTTAACACTAAAAGCAGCTTCTGCTCCTATAATAGCCTTTCTTTCTTCAGTGCTATTAGCAGTTCTTGACACATATTGAGAACTTAATATTTCTGCTTTTAATCCTTTTTGTAAATACCAAAGTTTATATTCATATTGCTTATAAACTTTTATTTTCTTTTGAAGTTCCTTTGTATGAAATACGAATCTTCCTCTTATATCAATTCCTAATTCTTTTCTTTTAGCTATGAGATAATCATTCAATCCTTTTATAAATCCTTCCATTGCCTAGTATAATTATATATTTTTAAAAATCCTCATACATTGCTTTTTCTTGAGTTCCTCTAACTCTATCACTTTGAGTTATTTCTTTAGCTAACGATTTTTCAGCCTCATCCAAATCTTTTATTAAACCAGGAATCTGCTTAATAGTAGCTGTTACAGTATTTAAAGTATATATAGGTTTACCTTTATCATCTACTGCATTTAAATCTATTTCTCTAAGTAAAGTTCTTAATTTATTAACAGCAAATCTAGTATCTTCTAATAGCAGAGCTGAAGCTGGTTTAAATGTATTATAGAATTTCATAGCTTCTAATAATAAAGCATCTGGTTTCCAATCTTTATTTAATCCTTCTCCTTCTTTAATAGATTTTAATCTGTCCTCTTCATCTGTAATATATTGATAATCACTTCTAGGGTCACAAAAGAAATATATAAATCCTAATTCCATTATAGCTTTTTCCTTTGATTTTGATTTATCTCTATTCCATATATTTTTAAAAGGTTTTAGAGC